GTAACTCAGCCCGTAACTCAGCCCGTAACTCAGCCCGTAACTCAGCCCGTAACTCAGCCCGTAACTCAGCCCGTAACTCAGTTAGTATCTGGACCTGTTGGCACAGTAAAGACACCCGAAGTCCCTTTAAACACTCTTGAACACACTTTTAGTACAAGTAGTGCATTTAATCCTGACCAATTCGATATTTTCAATAGTGTGGAAAAAGGGAAAGCAGAATCTCCGGCATTAGTGGCTGGAAACTTCACAAAAGGTAATAGTACTCAAGAAATACCCGTATTTGACTTGTCAAAGCCAGATACAGAAGATCTTTTAGAGGGACAGTTTGATTTTGAAGAATTGTAACAATTAAATACTTAGCACTAGGTCTAGTACCGGTAATCACATGCGCTCGTATTTTGTTTTTTTTTCCTAGTCTGCGTCCAGAATGTCTTCTGAAACACCCTCATATATTTATTGGGTCGGGGGAGGACTCGGTGCTATTACGCTTGCATCCGTCAGCGCTATTATTATGTGGTTTGCAGAGAAAAAACTTCCGACCATAAAAACAATTGGACGTGACTTTATTCTGGGCGCAATACTCTTTTTCCTCTTGCTGCAACTTTTACCCGAATCAACTATGACACTTGTTACAAGTATTCTCGCTTTAACAGAAGCGACAGTTCCTGAGGCGAATTCTATAATTGATTCGGTATCATCAGTAGTAGATGATATAGAACTTCGGGTAGGTGTTCCCAATTTCTAAAAATATGGACACAAATCAGGAATGATTATAAAAAAGGCAATTGATCCTGACAAGGAATCGGCGGGCTTAATTGAATACAAATCCACAGCAAGCCTTGAGGACATGAAAGGGGCATTTGTAACTACATATTATTTTCGAGATTCTGATTGTACAACCTGTAATGATTTTAAGGGGCAAGATTCGCCGTGGGTAAAAACAGATGTGTATAAAGTGGGTATTCTCCGTTATTTAGACGTAACAACGCAACCGGATTTCGAAGGATGGAAAGTAATTATTTATTTAGACCAACATAGCCTGGAAAATCCATTTTTTAAAACAAATACAGATGAAGAAAGAGTAAAAAAGCACAAAAAGGAGTGGATGGAAATTTCACAGCATCCAAATGTTGTGTTTGCAGTCGTCGACTGGCCAGAATATGCAGTGGGTGCGAAGGGCGACGGAAAAACAATTGATAATGCAATTTTGCGCGCGTTGCGCTTCAAAGCATTTTACGACTTTCCTGATTGTCCAATTTTCCTGAGAGATGCAGACACACTCTTTGAAAATCTCATAAAGGGGGAAAATGGGACAAGTACGCTTCCGAATTTTACACCGGCTCTGACAAAATGGGAGAAAACTCTATGGGATAAACTCAAGGAACTTTTTGCAGCGCCGAATTCATACCGGATTTTGGTTGCTTCTCAGCCGAATTATTATAGACAGTGGCACGTACATCCTAAAACGGGGAAACGAACAACTGGCTGTTATGCAGCAATTACAAGTTGTCTAGGAAATTTATCGGAATTCAAGGATGGCTCTCTGTGGAAATTATGTCTGCAATATTTACGTGAAAATATGCAGATTATTAAAAATGGAAATGATTTAGTTCCGTCAAATATTTCCAAACCCACCTACATTGGAAAAGACGAACAACTACTCTCCTTTGTTATTATACCAGCCATATTTGATAAAATATACTTCTACTATTTTGAATACATCAAAATAGAAGGGGGGCCGGTAAAGGAAAGTCAAGAAACCCCCTTTGCGAGAATGTTAATTGCCGAAGGTATTACAAAATATCCGTCGCCATATAGAGAATCACGAAATAATAACGCACCGGTAGAAACGAAGGAGGCAAACGAAATAACTGAAACAACAATTTTAAATCCCGAAAGTATCAAATATGCGCTTTCAGAAGAGAATAATGCTCTTATGAAAAAAATATTTCAATACTATTTGTCTGATACGACAACTCCATCAAAACAAATGGGTGGAGGAGCGCGCGGAAGAAGTAGAAACGGTCGATGGATTCGTGTGAAACGGGCACGACAGCGGCGGCGTTACACAAGACGGAGATAGAGGCTTTCGGAACTCATTGTACCAATATCCAATAGTTTTTCTGCATCGGAAAGTATAGTAAGAGTTTCTACATCGGATGAAAGAGTCGCGAGCGTTGTCCATTCGCGGAGAAGATTTAGCAGTTTAGAAAGAAGCCGTGTGAAATTTCCCCCGAAGATTTCGTAATCCTGGAGAAGAAGTTCAATTTCTTCTCCATTTGTAAAGCGCCAGATGATTTCCACAAAATCGGCCTTCAGGTCCCAGTAATTGTATGGAGAAGATGCGCCGACGCGACGCTCCTTCTCTTTACACGTGGTCGCAATATCTCCAAGAATGCGCAAAGATGCACGGACAGCCCCGCCGACTTCCATACCACTATAGTCACCCTTTTCCCCGAGAAATATTGCAAGGAATGTGATGATATCCTCTTTTGTTTTCAGAAGCGAGCGAATGGCCTGGTCCTTATAGGCAAGAGGCATTAGAATTGCATGACCTTCATTGACTTCCGTTGCGATTACTCCAATCGGGGTGAGTTTCTCTTCTGAAATACCCTGAAGAAATCCGAATTCACGAAGTGCATTTAAATTCGGCGTGATGAATTTCGTGGGGTCACATTTTTCCGCAAGTTCACTTTCCATTAAATAAATACGTTCAATAGACTTCTGATATTTCGGCCAGAGATCATTTATAATCTTATGCCAGCGCGGCCCCATGTGCCGATTATTCCACACCTCCAATCGCCGCTGCTCAACGCGTCTTGCAGCGTTTACGGCAGATTTAAGTGCATCATGGATTGACTTGTGTTCGGACATTTCTGCGCGCTCCATTTCCGAAAGTTCCGTCGTTTCTACGGCCCGCCGTTCCTTTTGAATGTCTTCTTCACACTCTCTACACTCTTTAGTATGTGCAATGTTCCAGTAGGAATTTTTTAAAAGGTCTATCCAGCGAAGAGTACCTGCTTGGAACGTTTTCAGAATAAAGTCGTAATGAAATTTCATGCGGGATTGAAACGTCGATGAGCGCCCTGTCATCATAGAGCGAACCACCTCTATTTGTTCCGGGTCTCTATCGGGTAAATATACCACGTAGCCTCGCTCATCTTTTCCACGCCGTCCAGCACGCCCTGCCATTTGAATATATTCATCCGTATTAAGAATGCGCATTCTGTCGATCGTGTCGTCGTACTTTCGGAAACCGGTGAATACAACTGTCTTTGTGGGCATGTTGATACCGACTGCAAATGTTTCCGTGGCGAAAAGGACTTTCACAAGCCCGCGCGCAAATAGAATCTCCACACACTCTTTTAGTATCGGAATTACGCCGCTATGATGATACGCAATACCCTTTTCTAGAAGCGCGCGAATCGTGTGATATTCTGGAATACGCTGAAGTTCTTCGCCGTATGAATGGAGATGAAAGTCCATAATGTGACGAACCGAGGCCGCATCTGAGGAGTCAATGAGTGTGTGCTCTGTGAGATCGGCGTAACGCTCACAGTCCTTACGACTGAAAACAAAGAATAGGGCAGGTAGTTGTTGCTTTTCCTCCAGGGTCACAATCATCGCATTCATCTCGTGTGTGAACGCCTTTAGACCACCTTTACGCGCAACAGGCCCCCCATCGTAGCCGGCCGCAGCGCGTGCTTTTACGGCCGACTTGTGTTCATCTGCCACCTTAAGTTGTGATGAGCGCCATTGTAGCCAGGCCCTATAGGGCGCATCTGAGAACTTGTTGGTATTGTCCATGATGTGATGAAACTCCTTGTCCTTATAGACTCCGTGAACAAGAGGAACAACACGATAGTCGGTGGAAATGAGATGGATATCGCGCTGTTTGAGTTCACCAAGCCACGACGCAAAGGCTTCGGGTGCGTCCACTGTTGCGGAGAGAAGCACAAGTTGGATGGAGGAATTCAAGAGAATCATGGTTTCTTCCCATACGGATCCGCGGTCTTTATCATTGATGTAATGACATTCATCAAAGACAACTGCGTCTAGTTGGTCTAGAGAAAGTGCTGCAGTGATGCCAACCGTTTCAGTGCTTGTACCGCGCTTGAACAGGAGATTCCGCAGGATTTCCGTTGTCATGATTACAACGTCGGCGTCGGGCTTATATTTTAAGTCACCAGTCATGATACCTACGCGACCAGGAAAGAGTTTCTTGAGGTCGTAGAATTTCTGATTGCTGAGGGATTTGATGGGAGTCGTATAGAAGATGCGTCCACCTTTTCTAAGACTGTGTGCAATCTGGTATTCCCCGACGAGAGTTTTTCCGGAGCCTGTTTTCGCAGTGACAAGAACATTTGCACCACTGGAAATGGCGGCTATGGCTTTTTGCTGAAAGGGGTCAAGAGGGAATGAGTAGATTTGTGCCGGATCTGCAGGAAAATCCTTACAGGGCTCGGAACTTTTTTGAATATGGAGAAAGGGGGAACTCATTTGGGATTGTGTTTATTTCCAACCCCAATATTCTTGTCAATTTTTGCGCGAGGCTTTAGAAATTAAGGGGGGGGGGGGGGAGTCTGGAGTGTGGGCGCTTGCGCTTTTTAGTTCTTGGAAGGCTTTGAATCGGTGTTGTTAATTCGTATTGGCTTTCCCTATTATTTTCACTAATATTAGAATTATTTATGCTAATATTAGAATTTTTTATGCGCTTTGAAAAAATATTATTTCCGCGCCGTGTCATAGAACGTTTCAGTGTTTTTGCATCTTCTGTTAATCGCTTTAAACTCGTGATAATATTATCCACAAGAGTTGTAGTATTGCCTTCTGACATTTTATAGTTAGACGATGTTTTCATCTCAAGAGAATTCCGAGAGCCTTGTATAAGTTCTTGAAAATATTTTTCGCGATCATTTTTATTTTTATAAATAGCTGCTCGAGCGGCCCATGAGGGGGGTTTTGGCCGATTTTCTACAGGAATATTTGCAAACTCCCTGCTGTATAAAATACGCATCTCCTCAAGCATTTCTGCGGCTTTTTTATCAGATTCCTGTTGTTTTTTAGAACGTTCTTTTACTGCTGCCGGAGAAATACGACTAGAGGACGCACTGGGCGTTCCATTGGTAAAGGAGGCAATGGACGTTCCATTGCTAGAGGACGCAATGGACGTTCCATTGCTAGAGGACGCAATGGACGTTCCATTGCTAGAGGACGCAATGGACGTTTCATTGCTAGAGGACGCACTGGGCGTTCCATTGCTAGAGGACGCAATGGACGTTTCATTGCTAGAGGACGCACTGGGCGTTCCATTGGGAAAGGACGCATTGTTAGATACGCTCGTACGTTCAGAGGAAGATAGTGTAGAATCGCCTATCGTAGTTGTTGATTCTTCGCTCATTTTCGTTGTTGGATTTATTTCTTCCATCTATTTATGAGTAATAATTTCCACGCATATCCTGCATCTCTGGCTTTTTAGGAGGCTGAGGAGGAGGTGCGGGTTTCGGCTGATGTATTGCTAAAACAACTGGCATTAAATATACTACCACGCCGAACACTGCGATTTTTGCCAAGTCGCTCATATCTTCTACAATCATTGCAACAAGTGCCGTAATTATTAAAAATGCGCTGTGCGTGAAAAGTGTATAGGCTTGGTTGGAAGCCGTCAAACTCCGCACAATGTCTATCATATCATTTTTTCCTTTGGGGATCTGTGAAATAACCGCATAGTACAAGGCGAGGTCATGTACGAGATGAACACCGAGCAGAAAACAAATAAAAACAAAGGGGGACCAAGACTTTCCACTTTTTTCATAAAACACTGTATAGAAATAGCGAGTTATCTGGAAAAGAATTAGAATCAAAAGGACCATAGAAAGAATTCCTTCCATACCGAACATATCAAAATAGGTATTCAACGGAACTCCACCGAAATTGGCAATACGCGCGGACAAAAGCACCAAAAAACTCATGAAGGTTCCTGCGACAGAAATAACACCAAAATCATCAATTTTCGTATAATCGCTTATATCGCCCAATTGTAGACCGGGATCGTCTGATACGTTTGAATCCATTCCTTTTTCTTATATAGAAATATTATGTCTTGGAAATGTTACTTATTGGCCACAGTCGATGGCGGTTTTCAGAAAACGTATGTGGGGGTCACCCCAGATTTGAGTCGTCGTCTTAGACAACACAACGGGGAAATTGCGGGAGGTGCTAGAGCAACGGCCGGACGCAGATGGGAACGTATTGGACATATTGACGGCTTTCCGGATCATCGTGCTGCGCTGCAATTTGAGTGGCGATGGAAACAGATGAGTCGTCGTCTTTCTGTCAGAGGGCCACTTCAGCGCCGGCTAACGGCTCTACAGACCCTTTTGGCACATGACAGGGCCACGAGTGCTGCTATACCCTACGAGAATTGGTCCGAGCCACCGGAATTTCATGTAGAAACAGAGCGTGATTTGCCCCTTTTATAGTTACCCTTTTCAGAAGACCGGATGACACGTCACTCTCCACGCAAATATTTCTCGGGACTTTCGGCGGCCGCCACGCGCAGGCGGCGCGGCGAAATTGCGAAATTCGGCTCGATGGGTTCTCGGAATCAGCGGGCTTATGTGGGCTTCCAGACAGACAAGGGACGCCGAACGCGAAAATCCAAGTATACGGCACGATGGGCGCAGGCCTTTCCAAACGCAAAGAGTCTAGAGGAGCGGGCGGCGGCCACGGGCGTCCCTGTGCGATACCTGCGCCAGTGCTATAATCGTGGCATGGCTGCTTGGCGTACGGGTCATCGTCCAGACGCCACACAACAACAATGGGGCTACGCCAGAGTTTCATCGCTCCTAACCTGCGGAAAAACATATCACACGACGGATGCTGACATTGTTCGGGCTGCAAAGGCTGCATCAGCGGGAGCGGCTAAGTGGTTCTCGAACTGCTGACCGGAAAACCCGCAGCCTAAACAGGAACCAATGAATCTTCTGCGCGTCTTTTTCGGACTTTTTGGATTCGGGGCGAGCGTTCACGCACAGGACACTATAGGAGCCACTGGCTGCTCTGCGGCGGCCTGCGTATTTGCGAATCCATCTCTCCGATTCGGAACGGGTGCGGAAAATTCCGTGAATGCGCACGGACTCTTCCAGCAGCCGTGGTATTATTCGTCAGCGGGCGCAGCCTGGTATAAGTTGACATTTGCGAATTATCCCCTAGATACGGCAATAGGTATGGGCACAGGTTCTGCACAATGGACGGGAGCGACCGTGACGGACTTGTATAGCCAGACGCCTATGGCGCCTACCACAGACTATTCCAATTTCGTCGTGGATTCGGCTGACATGACAAAGACGGTGGGGCACGGAAAAATCGTCTCTAGACGCGTATTCACGATTCAGGGAGCCACGCTTACGATCCAGAATACATTTTCGCTGGGCTACAATGACAGCTTCGTAAAAATCGTGACGCAGCTTAGGAATAATGCAACTGTGGATCTCACGAATGTCATTATTTGGACGGGGACTCGGGACGATTTTGTGGGGACTACGGACGTGAATACGAAGACGCGGGGGAATTTGGACACAGGGAGTTTCGTGGCTATTACGGCCAATAATCAGTCGTCGCGGGCTATTATGATTACCAATACAAACGAGGGTGTCCTCTTTTATTCGGAAACGGCGGGAGTGATGACGGCTTACGCAGTCTGCTGTAGTTTCTCAAATGCGTATAATACGAATCCGTTAACACTTGCTCCCAGTACACCAAGTCCTACGGACGGATCCTATGCGGCCATTCTTCCTCTTGGAAATGTGTCTGTCGGATCTTCTGGGTCTATTACATGGTATTATGCGGCTGGGGCGGTTACCTCATTGTCGGCGGTGGCGGAGACGGTGGCGGCGGCTCAGGTGGCCGATGCGAGCCCGAGCCTGACTCCGACTCTTACACAGACTCCCTCTATTACACCGTCTGTGTGCGCGTCTTTAACGAGCACGCCGAGTCCTACAGGGACAGGGACAGGCTCGGGCACTCCGTCACACAGTAGCACGGGGTCTCGCACAGGCACAGACACAGGCACACCCTCCCAAACGTTCACGCCGACTTTGGTAGCAATTCTAAAACCCGGTTCTGTTGCCATTAGCCTAGGTGATAATGTTATTTCTGGTATTATTGTTATTAACATTGTGACCGCAGCAGTTGTTACGGGGCTCTGCTTTTGCGGTGTCTGCTGTTTCTACAGTGCGTGCCTAATAAAATGGCGTATGGCTACCCGCTGCAATTACTGTAAAGAAGAGTTGAATGGTTCTCCCCTTTCCGAACATTTAAAGAGCTGTGATACGTTTGCGAAAGAGAATGTGAAGCGTGCAGAGGTCTATAAGAGTATGCGCGCAGTATGGGCTTGAGTGAAAATCATTGGAAAGATCCTAAAATAAATGGCACACAACAAAAAAAGTACGTGAGACAACATATTCCTATACTTTCACTCTTGTCGGAGTTATTTCGTGTTGAGAGCTGCTGTTTATGAAGAGGATTGACAACAGACATCTCGGACATTCTTCTTTTTAGCCCGAAAACATTTTAGATATTGAGTAGATGGACACGGGAACTGCACTTGGTGGAACAGGACTTTTTTTATCCATTATGGGCATTATTTACAGCGCAATAAATCACAAGCATATTCGCTCGAGATGTTGTGGGAAAGTCTACGATATGGCAATTGATATTGGAGAGACAAGTAAGGTGCACATAGAAACTGCGCCTGAGGAGGCTGTTGGAAATGATAAAGAGGGGAAATCTCTTCCGCACAATAGGCATAAGGTCGTACCAGACCCCTTTTAATGGCGCACAATGACCGACGTTGAATAAAATTTGAAACGTGTCTATTGTACAGACACGTTTCAAAGTAGAACTCGCTATTTTGAAAAGAAAGCACGCAGAAACAACAAAAGAAATGGAGATGTATCAAGAGAGGGCATCTGGACTGTATGTAGATTGTCAACACTTGGAAACTGAAATTTATACGGTCAATAAAAAATGCGGGAACTTTTGCCTGCGTTGACAGACGAAGAGAAAACGGAAATAAAGCGTGAGTTGGACCATATCGGAAAGATGATTTTGACATTTGAAGACGATGATGATTATCTTAGTATCACTCTTAAAGAGACTACTGGTAATTCTAAATGGCACACAGTACTTGAGGGCTCTGTAACTCTTATGAACATAACAATACACACAAATTCCGATATTGTAAAACATATTGTGCGTAAAAGTTTTACACAGGCGGCGGGATGCTTAAGTATTGAGGAAGACACAGAAATAAAAAAAAATGTAGCGCTCGACGTGGATCAACGAGCGAAATCAGTGCTGCTCTAAGTGTATAAGGTATGACGCGGAAGTTGCAGCAACACTTCTTAGAGAGTCAGTTGCTGAAGAGACGACAATAACGACTCATTCGGAAAATATCGATAGAATAATTGATTCGCAGAAGAATACATGTAGACACCTTGATACTGAGTAGAACACTGCTTCAGTTCACATTTATACCATGTATCGTTTCCTCCATACATTTCAAAATCATGGGTAGAGCTCGCACGAATTGTCATTCCGTTATACTGAGTCGGCTCCTTACTATTTTTGAGTTTCGACTTTAGAGATTTTAAGACTGTAGAGTCGCGAAAATTATACCGTTCATGTGTATTCATCTTATACTTTTGGGGTTGTTGAGTCAGGTCAATTTTTATTTACACGTTGCGATTTATAAAATCGCAACGTGTAAAATAAGCTCTAGACGGTTCACTATTTTTCAGATCCACATATCACATACTACTTTTAAACAAAACGACCACCGTCACTTGAATGCGAGGAGGATTCGTCCACAGATTCTTAATTGCTGTACGCCAAGCCACCCATGCCCGACATCACTCTTAACACATTATAATTCGTCGCAAACACGTACACCGACGAGGAGGTCACCGCGCCCACTGCGTTGTTGGACACGGTCAGCAGGAGAGTCGTGTTATCAATGCGAGACAAGTTGCAGGTGCCGCTGGGCTGGTGCTGCTCGGGCTGGAGAGCAAAGGAGTAGACGTTGATGCCCACTGCAGGGATGTTGGTGTGGTGCTGGTAGGGCTGTACCTCGTTGAAGTAACGTCCCTCGCGCACCTGGAAGCGGTCGTGGCCGTTGAGCTGGAGCAGGGCTGTCACTACAGGGTTCTTGCCCGCCATACCCTCCACACGGGTCACGGAGTAGCCAGACTCGAGCACGGAGCGGTCCCACCAGTCGGAGAAGTTGAACGGCTGCTGACCCTTCCACGGGTTCACGTCACCGTCGTTACAAGAGACATACGAGTCACGCTGCACAACCCAGATGAGCTCCTTGCAGGGGTGGTTGAAGTTCAACTTGAGCTTGTTGGAGGAGGAGGTGATGGACTCTACGCCGGTAAACTGCAGGGTCTCGATCAGGTACTCGTGAGACACCTGCGCAAACTTGCGGCGCTCGTCCGTGTCCAGGTAGAGGTAATCCACATACAGAGACGCCGCCACCAGGTTCGTGTTATTCACACGGTCGCGCACGGTGTGTGCGTTGGACAACTGAGGAGTGATGTCCCAGCACAGGTTGCGGAGCTCGTTGAACTCCAGGTTCACGCGCACCTCGTGGTACTGCAGCGCAATGAGGGGCAGCGCCAGGCCAGGGTTGCGGCAGAACCAGAACTGGAGAGGGATGTAGAGAGTGTACTCAGGCGCGCACTTGCGCACCTCGTCAGACGCATTGGGCTCGCCAGACGCGCAGAAGTCGTCGCAGTCCTCACCGCCCTGCACCAGCAGATTTGTTAGCTCGGGTACGTTGCCCACCATCTTCGCGTAGCCGGCCTGCTTACCCGCCTCTTGCGTGAGCTCGTTCCAGATGTGTAGCCAGTTACCATAGTGCTTGTCGATGCGCTGGCCGCCAATTTCAATCTCCACATTCTTAATAAGATTGTGACCGACCCAGTTGAGCCAACGGAACTGCGCACCAGAGCCGTCGGTGGCCGCATTTAGAGTAACACGAGGCAGGGTGGCCTGGAGGTACACGCGGTGGATCAGGTCGCCGTTACGCTGGATGGTGCAAGTCACCTTACGACCGAAGCCAGGTGAGCCGTTGAAGGGGTTCTCAATAGACTCCATTGCAAAGTTGGTGTGGCGGCGATATACAACCTTGAAGAAGGTAATCTGGGGATTACCAGTCAGGTACACGTCCTGAGCGCCATAGGCTACTAGCTGCATAAGACCACCACCCGTCATTTTTGTTTATACCCTCTCCTTAGAAAATAATTTACAGAGTGGCGAGTTTTTTCTAAAAACTCTGCCGGGAGTCTTTGATTTTCGAGATTTGGAAAATCTGTCCAGCGGTCTAAACAAAAGCAATACTCCTAAATAGAATGAGTTCAAATAACGCTTTTTTTAGTATACGTCCAACAAAACGGAGCAATCCAGAGTGCAGAACTACTCTCGACGCTCTGCACAAACACCATGTTCATCGTATTCAGTCCAAACAGGGTAATATTGACAATATACGAGCAACTATTTCAACCTGTGATGGTCAAATAGGGTTGAGTAAAACGGATATGGAATCGTCTGTCTGGATAGATAAAAAGGGGGTCGCAAAAAAAGAACTTGAACAATTGGAGGGAAATGTGGAATTTTATGATTATTATCTCAAAGCCGGTCCCATCCTATATGAATATTATGATATCCAGAACAAAATTCAAAGTGGAGTGTCGCCTGTTTTGAAAAGGTTGGTGACAAGACAGAAGCCGGGGAGTGTATTGGCCGCATTAGAGGTTGCGGCGGGAGAGAGTGGTGAAATTCAAAATCTGTCTGAAGTACCACCCAAGGGGGAAGAATTGCGCCGAGATAAATTGCTAGAAACTTATTTACAGAGAGTAGACCCAGAGCATGCGAGAACATCACACGAAATAGAGTTTGAAACATTTGGAGATTGTCCTCATTGCGAGACGGAGATGATTTTTAGTGCAAATGAAGCAAATTTTACATGTGGTAAATGCGGATTTCAGGATTTTGTTCTTGTGGATTCGGATAAACCCTCGTATAAGGATCCGCCACGGGAGGTTTCCTATTATGCTTATAAGCGAATCAATCATTTTAACGAATGGCTGGCGCAATTTCAGGCGAAAGAAACTACTGAAATTCCGCAAGAGGTCTATGACGCAATTTTGGTGGAATTGAAGAAGGAGCGTATCATGGACTTTCGGACGTTGAAGGCCTCGAAGGTGAAGGAAATTTTGAAAAAAATGAAATTCAATAAATACTATGAACACATACCCCATATTATGAACCGTCTGAATGGACAGACGGCCGCTGTGATGACTAGAGAAATTGAGGAGAAATTGCGCTATATGTTCAAGGAAATTCAACCCTCATTTCAAACACATTGTCCGAAAGAACGGAACAATTTCCTCTCATATTCGTATGTTCTCTATAAATTTTGTGAATTGCTGGAATTGGATGAGTACCTTTCGTGCTTTCAGTTGTTAAAAAATCGTGATAAATTGTACGTGCAGGACAAAATTTGGCAGAAAATTTGTGCCGACCTGTCATGGCAATTCATTCGGTCTATTTGATGAGCACTATTGTAAAGTAATGTCTAATGGTATGTGTCAAAGTTACTTACCGAGGAAACCCAACTAGATTCGCGCCCATACCGAATCCTGCACCTTGACGAGCGGAGTAGCCGATACTGGGTGAGACAACGTCGAGAATTGCGAATACCGCCGCAGCGACAATGCCGAGGCTCAGAATTTCCTCCGCGGGTAGAGTGCGCTTCGGAATGAAAATAGCGGCCACAGCGACGAAAAGCCCCTCTACAAGGTATTTCACACAGCGATTGAGAATTTCGGCAGTAGAATCCATTATACTTTATTATGAGAAAATTTTCACAAGATTGCGCGTTTCTACTTAAACTACCCTTTCCAATAAATGAATATAGAAATGGCAGAGGAACGTGAGGATTTTCTTACAGAGGACGCGCCGATTTCTGGACAGAATTTCTGTCTTCTGAGTTTTCTCAGCCCGGAAAACGTTCTCAATAACAAGAATCTATTTATGTTCAGTGCCTTTTTGGAGAATTTTGAGTACAGCACGCGCGTGAAAAGTTACGAGCAGTTTTTGATGAATACTGTAAAGTCTGTAAATGACGCTCTGAATAAGGAGGCCGATGCAGCGGAGTTGAAGGACTTGAGCGGTGTTGCACAGAGCATTCGCGCTGCTCGGGTATCTGTGGATACTACAATGAGTAACTTCCAGAAGTATCTAGATGAGGCCAAGAGCGAACTGAAGGAGTCAAAACTGAAGGAGATGTATGATGAGTTTCTTTACGCAAATCGCCAGGCTCTAGAGGATAAGTTTTACGAGATGAATGAATTTAGAACAACTGTCCGGGGGCTTAAAATTCGCGGGACGTACTCGAGCAAAGAGGAGGCTGTTGCGCGCTCGAAGAAACTCCAGCGCCTGGACCCGACACACAATATTTTTGTGGGCGAGGTAGGAAAGTGGCTTCCTTGGGATCCGGAACCCTCTCAGGTGGCCGAACAGGAATACGCGGAAGAGGAGTTGAATACGTTGATGAAGAAATATAAGGAGAATGAAGAAGCAAAGGAGGTCTTTGAGCGCGAGAAGCGTACGAAGATGATGGGGACCTCTAAGAAGCCTGTGGTAGGTAATACGGTGGAACTTACTTCTTCGGAAAATAGTGTGGTGGAGCAGACGGCTGGAATGTTTTCGGGGTCTGGGCCGGCCGATTTGGCCATGGCGCGCAAGATGGAGAATAATATGGACTAAACGCATTTCGCAGATAAATAAAACGCGAATGGTATGTCGGCACACGCCGGTAGGCATAAAATAAGTACCACCAAAGGGGGTACTTATTTTATTCAGATCATGGTAGACGTTACATCTCGCGACCACATGACCTCTTGGGTGCTGTGACTGAGTGACAGGTATTGTCCTTACAAAATTCTCCCTCGTCGCATGTAACACCTTTGCAGTCTACGTCACGGAAACCCTCGGGAAATGCTGGAGCGAACACATTACGTATGTAAGGCAAGAGCACAAGGAAGATCGCAACAAGAAGCAATAAGGCACCTTCGGAAGAGATTCGCATTTTATTTAGACGCATTCTTTCTATAATGTAGAGTTATTTAATCTTCTCGTTCTACCGTGATTTGCTTAGTTATATGCGTAGAGGAAGAACGGGGAGCGGGCGTTTCTCCTCCAAAGGCTTCGCATCTGTATTGATACAGAGGCCATTTCCACATTTTGTTCCGTCAGGACACGATTCCAATCCGACGCCACATGCGCGCGCCCGATTTCCATATAATACTGGCATTTGAAAGGCTTCAAAAGATGGATGTTTGTATTTCAAGGCTGGTTCTATACGAAGATAGCGGTCAGCGAATAATAGAGCAATTGCGAAGAAAGCCATAAAACCCATCTGTGCCTCTATAGGAATCATGGCGTACACTACTAGTTCTTGCGAACATTAATTGTTGGCCCTTTCAGTCGCCTCGCTGCATTCGGATCATACGGATTCATTTCATCATCTTTTGCTTGGTAATACGATGCAGAATGCTGCCAGAACTCGGGTGCGCCGATACGAAAATCGGAGTGAACATCGGCCTTATACCAGAAAATACAGTCCTCCAGCTTTGCTGACTGGCTTGTATTGTCAATGACAAGGCACTCGTAGTTCTGTGTACATTGGTCCATGATCTGGCAGAAGAATTCAAACGAGGGAAAGGCCGACGCATAGTTGTCAAAAATGCGCTTCCGATTATTCAGATATGGCTCGCGAAGGATGAATACGAAGTCAACATTTGTACGGAGTGCGGGTTGAATACCAAGTGGGTACTGCATAGTAATCAAAAAGAACGCCTTCAGCCAACGCCCGTTCATGAACAGATACCGAATGTTCTTGTCGTGAGTCCAACTGTCGTCGTACATACAATCGTCCAGAATCATAAACGACCGAGGATCTATACGACTTTTCACCTGCATTTGCTGGTCCTTTTGAATTTTAGACATGATGAGTTTCTGGCGCTTGACAAAATTCGCCAGAATAATTGGATTGAATTCGCCATGAATGAACAAGGGTGGAATCATCTTTCCGTAAAAGGAGTTTGATTCCTCTGTGCCACTGATGACAGTGCCAAGCGGCATGTCCTGGTGATGAAAAAGAAGATCCCGAACAAGCGTGGATTTGCCCGTTCGCCGCCGCCCAATAAAAATCACTACGGCGTCTTGAGGAATTCGCTTCATATCAAAACGCTTTATGTTGAAATTTACGTGGGTGCTGGTGGCCATCTTTGACTACACACTACACCGCTTTTTTTTTGCGTTTTTAAACTTGGAGCATTGTTCTTTGTATGTGGAAGAACAATGCTCCGGGGTATTTCCATAAAAGAACCGGCCTTTTATTGCGGAACGTTACCCTCCGAATTTCAGAAGGTTCGTGGGTACATGGGTCTACAGACATTTTTTCCGACGCTAGTGAACTTGAATTCAAATATTGGCAAAGTCCGTGACAAGGAGGTCTGGATGGACCACACATGGAAAATTGTTGCGATGGATTTATCTGGCGGCACAGGAGTCTGTAATGTAAAAATTCAGCGAAATACAGCAGCGAACAACGAGCCCTCCGAAAGTCGCCGTGTCTTTTTGAAAGTGACGCATCTATTGGATCCGATTCACTGGATTCGAGGCGAATATTCTCTCCCAAAGGACGCAGCACTTCCAGGTAATCAGAGGACATGGGCGACGGCCTGGAAAAAACTACATGAACCCTGTAATCAGGCTTATATTGAGTCGGTTGCTTCTTATGCGCTGGGTAGACTTGCAGAAGAAGGTATTACACCACATTTCAACCACTTCTACGGGTCATTTTGCGCAAAAGCGGCCACGTACCGCTACAATCTCACCGAAGATTTCTACAGTTACCGGGATGAGCGGTGGTTCTGGAAAGGGTATGATAACACGCTTTTCAAATTGTCTGTGCGCGATAGGAAGAACCCGAATGCGCCCGTTCCCGAGAGGGTTCAGCAGTATGTGTTTGATGCTGACATTGATAATTCATCATCAATCTCTACAGATTTAGGAGAACAGGAGTTGGAGAATATTGTGGTAGATTCTGTCAAAGAGGGAAGTATACATTCCGCTGATTCGATGCGGTCGATGTCATTTGAAAACTCGTCATCTTCTAGCAGTTCCTCGGGGCTAAGTTCAGATATGAGTGACATTCTGGAGGCGTACGAAGTCTATGCAGAAATGTCAAATTATCCCGTGATGCTGATTTTTACCGAGATGAACGAGGGAACTATGGAGGATTTGTTGACGAACTTTGAGGAGGTGGGAGCATCTCCTGGAATGGTGGAGTGGGAGGAACGTTGGACAGCATGGCTCTTTCAGATTATTGCGGCCCTGGTCTGTGCCCAAAAGGTCATTGGATTCACACACAATGATTTACACACAAATAATATTGTCTGGACGAAGACGGAGGAGGAGTTCTTCTATTATCGGACGGGGGCGGGAGTTATTTATCGTGTTCCAACATTTGGAAAGATTTTCAAGATTATTGATTTTGGTCGAGCAATTTTCACGCTCAATGAAACTATGTACATTAGCGACGATTTTAAGGAAGACAATGATGCTGGGGAGCAATATGCGTTTAGTCCATTATGCGACAAGTATGAAAAGGAGGTGCCACCAAACCCATCGTTTGATTTGTGTCGGCTTGCAGTGAGTCTATTAGGAAATCTCTTTCCTTTGAAGCCGGATGAGATTGAGGATGGCGACGTGTTAAGTACAGAAAAGGGGCTCATTGTCAAGGAAACAGTATCTGAACTCTACAATCTTCTCTGGTCATTTATGATTGATGACGCGGGGAAAAATGTATTTATGAATCCAGATGAGTCGGAGCGATTCCCGAATTTTGACCTGTATAAGCATATCGCAGAGTGGATACACGTGGCCGTACCGGCGGAGCAGGTTGGGAAGCCGATTTTTACACAGTTTATTTATACTCTCGCTACTCCCCCCTTTGTAAAAAAATTCCCCCTCTTTTGTTGAAAATTTCGTCTACCGGCATGTACCGCCAAGTACTTAAATTACCGGCATGTGCCAAAGTTAGGTACACCCTTGGGGTGTAACGGCATGTGTCAAAGTTAGGTAGACCCTTAGGGTGTACGTAACTTTGGCATATGTCTACAGTAGTGATGTAGGCTTAAAATAAGTACCCCTTTAGGGGGTACTTATTTTAAGCACATCACGGTAGCTAACTTTGGCACTTTCCGTTATTATAAGCCTCAATCACTGACTAAATGTGACGCCAGGAATTAAATGGGAAAACATAGGTAAGGTATCTTCCTGTGTAAGCGTAACAACGCGTATAAGAGATGATTCGGTACAACAGACATACAGGTATTTACCGTCATCGCTTATTACAATATTATTCAAATCCTTCCAATATATTTGGACAAGAGATGGATGTCCGTCTCCGATGGCATTCGTATAGCCATTATTCGTTGTCATAAGGGAAGTATTATCTCCGTAAATTATTTCTTGACCTGTCCCACAGAGATTCATTAGAACAACATTATTGAATGACTTTACATTTGGCATGTATAGGAGTTTATTGTTTGCGGTGTCAGAAAAATAGAGGGTATTTTCATCCCGGGAAACTGCGATACCTCTTACGAGGGTTATAGGCATTTGTAGTTGAAGTACTTCTTTATCATTTGGGGAGTATCGAATCAAGATTCCTGAGGAATTTACTGCATAAATGAGCCCCGATTTACTCACTGTGAACGCCTTGACTCCAGTGAATCTTGTGGAATCCAGAATAGTTGTAACAGTTGCGTTAGCAGTGGGTAGGTAGGTTGTGGAATCAATAGGATTAATCGCCCGAAGACATTTATTCGCGAAATCGGAAACGTATAGAGTAGTTCCGTCGGGAGATAGTGCACATCTGTCAGGATAGTTCCATTGGGATTGATTAAAAGGTACGGACTGGTTGATTGCCGGCGCCGTTCCAGTGGCTGTTGTCGTATAGAATGTAGAAACTGTACTCGTTTCTAGATTGATCAGACGAAATGCCGCGCCGTTTGTACTATTATTTCGGTTGAGAACATAGATGCGTTTTCCGTCAAGCGAACGACAAAGGTCGCAACTTCCCGGGTAAGTTTGTGTTACCTGGTCTTCTGGTTTGAACCCACTAAAAAGTGCTGTTCCAGCAGCAGAAATCGTGATAGGCGTATACGTATTGGTGGGTGAGCCAGTGGGTGGAAAATTTATAGCTGTGGGAATAACAAGGGTATTTGCTGTTCCATCTGTAAGTCCCTCAACGCCTTCACGAGCGATATGTGTAAATGTGATTTGTGAGGTAGAAGAACCTAAACGTTGTGAAATAGAAACTGTATACGTGCCTACACCACCGGTTGTACCCGTACCAAGGGCCGTGATAGTAGGATTTGTTTCACAGCCGTCACCATATATTGCCATTCCTACTCTTATTATACCGGACGTGATGGAGGTCACAGTGAGTGTATTGCCACTCGCGGAATTAGTGGGGTTATTAATATATCCTTGGAAGTTTACTCCTCCTCCGCCGCCCATCCAAGGGAGAATTTCCCAAAATGTTCCATACGGACGTATTATTTTCGTGATTTTTACGATTCGATTGTTCTGTGAATCATATACATATAGGGTATTTCCGTCAAGGGAGGAGCAAATAGAATACGGAACAGAAAGGCGACTGTTTGAATAATAGTTCATTACAGCTCCAGGTACTATAGGGCTATCACAAATCATCGTAGCAGTGAACGGTTCAGCTAGAGTTGCATAATTAGGGGTATTTAATAGATATTCGGATACTCCCCCATACGAACTAAGGACGCCTGCAAAAATATTGTTCTGAGTGTTCATAGATGGAATAATTACAGGTGCCTCTGGAATTTGTAGAACCATGCCGGCTTTGATTGTTCCAGACGCAAATGGATTTGTGGAAGGATTCATTGATTTTACCGAAAGTTTGGTTCCAATTATATTTGCGATAAAACTCGCCGACGTTAGATATGTACTGTAGCCGGCTGAATTATTATTATTTATAGGATAGGTATTCATACTGTCTGAATTGTTTTTTTGTATTCCATTTCCCGCTATCGTGAACATAGTCCCTATAGGGGCTGGTAGACTAAACGGAAATTCAGCAGATTCAATAAAGCCTGTGGAATTTGTTGCAACAATTCGTAATTTAAAAGGACACCCTCTCGCAAGAGTTGGCCAGTCAAACCGAATACTTCTCGACTGTAGACCTCTATCTACGGATGGTTGCACAGACAAGGTGATATTTCTTGTATAGTTACCTTTATAGACGTAATATATATATTTTGTAGCATAGGTTCCTCCTTCCCAAGATAATGTAATTGAATCACATGAAACGTTTATGATGGAAATCGAAGAAATTGCACTGGGGGAAGAAATATCGGTGATTGTTGGACCACTCAGAGTATACGGGTGATTTTTTTCTAAAGGAATAGCCCATTTTGACGCAAGGTAGCCTTCGACGGACTCCCTTTGTGAACTCGTGAGTGTTTGCGCGTATACGAGGATTTCGTGGATGTATCCTTTGAAATTAGTGGGAGCCAGATTATAGGATGTAATTTGTGTTGATTTAGCTGCGTTATCACAGGTTGGTATAGTCGTATATCTTATTCCTAGTATTGTAGATGGAACACTGAACCTTTGTGTAGTGTCCAAGATGTATGTGCCTGTATTTCCTGTACCTGTTAAAAATGAGGCTACCTTTCCCCCCTTAGGGGTATTTATAGACATACCAATAGAAATAGTGCCAGATGTTACTGCAGATACGTTTAGTATAGTTATAGGTGGCGATGTATTGCTTTCTGGGAATATACTACGTGGTACGATAAGAGATGTAGGTGCCGTCTGTGTTACTAGAGGGGAGGCGATAAGAGTAGAGAAATCCATTTTATACCATGAAAATCCATCAAGAGAACGATGGTATCCCAACGAATATCCGCCGAATAAATGCCAATATGTGCCATCGCAATAAATATGATCTATCGTAGTCCCCATAGAACTTGAACCCATCGAATTAAAAGTCCCACCGTTTGTGCTCGTACGCAGATTTGTATATGTATTCCAAGTTACTCCGCTGTCTATTGAATAGATAAGGTTAGCTCCTGCACCATAACCACCTGCAATCAACATTGTCCCCTTAGAGGCTATTGTATTGATGGAGCATTTAAAATTAGTATCTTTCATTAAGTTTCCTCCCACAGGAGTATTTAGTGGACTCCAAGTAATTCCATCGAGAGAGGTCATAATTAGATTAGGAGAGTTATTACCACCGCGAAACCACTTATTTGCAGTATAATGAATCGAATTTATAGTAATATCCCCTACGTTACTTGCGAGTGTCCATATTATACCATCTGTGGATTGTATAAAACATTTGCTGGTACCTTGCGGTCCTATAATAAGCCACTTAGATCCATTCCATCCTATCCGTTCTCCTATATTTATTAACAATCTTGCAGTGGGGGCTTGCTGCCACGTCATTCCGTCGGTTGAATACGCAACAGGGCTTTTGTTCTCCGCAGGTATTCCTATTGCTACAAACTTATTTCCACCCCACAATACTTTTATACAATCTGTAAAAATAGCATTTCCAGTGGGCGACGTGGTCCAAAAAATTCCATTGTTACTATACGAGAGTGAAAATGTATTCGTTCCACCCACTACCCATAGACTTCCATTATATGCATAGCATTTTACTGTTACTGGAATTGCGGATGGCGTTAGTGTGTTATTCCATACAACTCCGTCAAAATATCTGCAACTGTCACCTAACATAAATGTATTATCTATAACAGATATTGACCCAGTAAATATTATTGAGTTAGCAGTATTTGTTCCATTGGTAAGTTGACACATATTTGTTGTGTTCGACCATGTACTCGTAATGATTGGGTTATAAATGGATTCAGTCTCATTTATGGGCAATCTAGTTGTTGCTGTAATTGTTTTGGATGTATTCGTGGTAAGTGTATAACTCGTGCCAAGAGTTGTGTCGGATCGTTTCACAATTTTCTTCACAGAGATTCCGTCTATAAAATATATATTCCCCATGGAATCGCTTGTGATCGTATAGGCGTTTAAAGCTGTTGTTTTTAATAGGGAATTTTCATACAAATCAACTGTGCGAACAGCCCATGTGGTAGTTGTAAGTTGGTTCAGTGATTCCGTAGGACTATAAGTAATTGCAGGAGGAAAGGTACTTGGGGTAATAACACGAAGCTTGGAAATATTTGATGTCGCGCCATCAAAAACGTAAATAACACCATTTTTATCAATAGATAAGGCTGTTGGATTTTCAAATGACGCGAGTTTTCCTATACCGTCAGATGACCCGACATTTCCTCCTGCTCTCGCTATAATCGGAATTCTACTATTGAGATATTCAAAATTTGTCTGCCGTATTACATGGTTTCCTGTATCGGCGATAAGAAGATTTGCACCATCTATATATAGACTCCTTGGTGCATTTAACTCAGCTACATGCAATGTAGTCACCATTACCTCCGTGGTAAATGTGGTATTTGTAATAATATTTGTTCCCGGATTGATCGTCTGTGAAGTATTAACGGTGTAGATTCCAACTCCGCCATCACTTCCTGAGATTTGTGCAGTTATACTACCAGTTCCACCCTGTTTGAATTGCATACCAATAGAAATTTTCCCAGAATTTATACTAGTAACTGTCATAGTTGTCCCCGATATACTACCAATAAAATTTGCGGAGGGAAGATTCTGCGAATTATTCACTGTGTATGTGCCTGTAGTGCCTCTAGCATTTCCGAACCCTGTGATTTTAGTATTCTGTGCAACTCCCGCTCCCGAGATATACATCCCTATTCGTATAGTAATTGAAGACGCTGTATTCTCCACAGTAAGTGTAGTGCCAGATATTATTCCATGAAATGTGAAGCTCAGATCTACTCGGCGAATTGCGTTGTTGCCTGTATCTGTAATATAAAGTGACGATCCTTGACTAATAATACCCGTAGGATTATTAAACCGCGCATCAGTTCCTCGTCCATCCACGTTTCCAGACGGACCTGCTGCTATACCATCCGTCGGCATTGGACCAGCTACCGTAGATACACCCCACTCTGTTAATATGTTTGGCCATTGTATCATAGCAGCGGATCGACGAAGACTAGCAATGAAGACTGTTCCAACTGGAAATGTAGCGTTCAAAAAATTATACAGTTCATACACAGTGTCTGATATTTTTCTAGTTATGTTAGCAACCCGAGTCATGGCAGCAAATGTAGAAGTATTTGACTTTAGATATACACCTGAATTCAAGGAAAGTAGTGTCCCTGTTGCAAGAGTGAGTATAGAATTTGAAACAGAACCTATAATTTCCATGGGAGGAGGAATTGCGGCTGTGGTAGGGTCCTGTGAGTTGGAAACAGTATATGTACCAATACTACCAGAACCTACAATTGTTGTTCCAGCTGCAACAGTTTGCGATTTGTCTATTGTATAAGTACCAATCCCGCCGGCAGGGCTTCCTGTAGCCTGTGCCGTTATAATACCACCCGCTGTAGTATTTATTTGCATATTCGGAATAATTGTCCCTGAATTCACAGCTGTAACAGTAAGAGTTGTATTCGATATACTACCGACGAATTCGGTTGTTCCTGAGGTCTGTGCGGTGATTGAGCCTCCTGAGGGTAGATCAATAGTCATACCGATTCTTAGTGCTCCCATAAGCATAGAAACAACCGTGAGTGTTGTCCCCGAAACACCACCCAAGAACCTTGCTAATACAAATGGACTGCTTGGCATATTTCCCACTGGATTTGTATTGCCGGTGCGTTTCGGCGTTATTTTTCGAATACAATTATTGCCCGAATCCGTAACGTACAGACACTGATCCGCGCCACCTTGAGCAAAAGTCGTCATTTGCGGAACACCCACTGCAAAAACACTTGGTAACATAAAAATAATACCATAGGGATTTCGAAAGCGAGCCACTGTCAGTCCGTCTCCGTCAGCAAATCCAGCTGTTGCTGTAGGTGGCGGGGCTCCAGCAATTGTTGTCCAGGTCATTATATCACGAAAAGATTCAACTGTATTATCAATTAGATTACCATTTCGTAACCGTATGGAATGGTTTCCAGTGTCTGTCAGATAATGAGGAAATGCAGCTAATTTTGTAATGTCACTGTCTGAAAATTTATGTGGAACTAAGACTGATGGGCTGTTGAATAATACAGTATTTGTTTTAACAGTAGACAAATAGTCTTGGGTAATGTAAGTAGCCTCTGGACCGTCCCTGTATCCAGCAATTCCAACAGATGGAACACTTGTTGTTGTTGCATCACCACCACCACAAAATACATAGATAATGCTAGTACAACCAAAAAATATACAATTATTGCCAGCGTCAACAATGATTGCCCACGCTGTTTGTGTATTTAGAACACAACGTGCTTCAACAAATGCATTTAGTGAAGTAGGAATAGTGAAACCTCCAATACTGCTTGTATTGCTAGAATTAAACGATGCAGGAATAGTACTACTGTATACTCTACCGTACGAGGTATTACCCCTATCTCCTGCAGAAATAAAAGAAAGCGCCCCTATAGGATTTAAAACCAATCCAATAAACGTGGGATTTGTTAGTCGAGCAGATGTTCCAGGAGGACCGTATTGTTGTCCCACCACACCGGTCTTTCCAATGTAAGCGGTAGATGTATCTCCCGCAAGTGTAATCAATACGTGGGTTCTTCCAACCCTTATAGTCGTCTGAGCTACCGTTTGGGATATATTTACAGTATAGGTTGTATTTTCTACTAGTGGCATCATTATTCCTTCTAGTCCTATAGGTACTACAATGATTGTTCCAGGTAAAATACCTGTTCCCGTAATGGGAGAGCCGACAGGGATTATAGCGGCAGCTGTCAATGTAAGTGTAGTTCCCGAAATAGAGCCCTGATATGTTCCGATAATCGTTGTCGGATCTTCTCTGGCAATCATACGAATCAGATTTCCGTCCACAAAATACATATTACCATACACATCACTTACCATGTTTATAGAAATATTATCACTACTGCGTATTGCGGTATGATAGGTTCCGTCCATTGTTGCAGCTACTAATGGAGATCCGTATTGACTATATCCGGCAAAATAATTATATACCATTGACATTGGTCCTATTGTCATGAATGGAGCATTTGGATTTAATTCATATCGTCTGAGAGCTAGAAAACCACTATGATACCACTGATGATTTATTACAATATATTTTTTCTCATATAATTTAATTATTACAGAGGATCGAAGGTTGTTTCCCAATTGTATTTTGTTTGCTGACATATCCTTTAGCGTTGATACTTCACCTGTAAATGTATTTACAGTCCTATAAAAATTAGTCGGATTTTCAGATATATACAATAGGCCAGAGTCTGGGTCTAAATTGCAAAAAACGATAGAACCATTCGACCAGGAAAATCGTGCGTCATATCTAAGATAACTCGTGTCATTATTAATATTTAAAAAATGGGAACCTGCAAGTACAGTCATTTCATTCGTATTTAAATTGAGAGAAACTACTCGACCTTGTGTAGTATCAATAAGATACAGCAGATTTTTAGAAGTGTCTATGGTCATTCCTCGTACACCTTTCAAACTATCTCGAGTTGTGGCCTCGCTTAGTTTAATTGTATTGTTTGCAGACCATGTAGGAAGAGTAATAATCGTATATTCACTCGTTGAAGATGGGGTGTATTGAATACTTACAGGGTTAGTATCGCCGAGTGATAGAATATTGGTAGTTTGTGTCGCCCTGCTATCTGGTGATGTTACCGTAAAAATTGTATAATTCTGATCGGTAATATTTGTTTTTCCTGTAAGTTTAGCGCTTCCGCCAAAGTATACGGCAGGTTTCATATTTCCTCTGGTGTACACTGGTGCGAGAGGCTCAGAAAGAGAGTTGGCGTGATTTTTCTGTCCGGATTTGTCCGTCCAGGATTTTATAGGAAATAGATTGTTTGGTACCATTGTATTATTTCCGGGTTGTGTAGCGTCCAACCATAAAGATAGTCCAGAAATACTCGTTGGAACCCATTGTGTAGCATCAGCGGCTATAGATTCATTCTTTTTAAGAAAGACAAGTTGGACATAAACGTTTGAAGCGTTTGTTGATGAAACAGAGGCAGTGAAATTAAATATGGAATCCGATATGTTATTGAACTGAAGAATATTACCAAATGTAGATGTCGGAACGGAGATTTCCTTAGAGGCTTGTTTTACAGCCGCAGCTGTTCCTTTTCTTACAGGAAGTTTTTCTAATGTTCCGTATAGACTTACAGAACTGCCACCCGTATCAATATTTCCTCTCGGAATTTCAACCCAAGTTGTTCCATTGTAGCCAAACATTGTGTAGTCTTTTAAATTTCTAAGAGTTGGGTCGATGTTTAGAATCAGAGTCCCAGGAATACTTGTTGCGACTGAGGTCACAAGAGAGTTTGTTATGCTTTTAATACTGATTAAAGAACCGGATACTAGTAAATTTACGTATACGTACACTTCTGCAGGAGTCGGTAGGACTGACATTTGTCCACCTCGAATCGGCTTTTTAACAATTTTCTTTTTGAAATGTTTAGCCATACTAATTGACTGGTCATATAAAAGCGGCAGTTCTTTAACCACCGCTTTTATATTGTTATGTGGGGGTCGTACCGCGATCTAGGTATAAAATAAGTACCGTGATGTGCCGAAATTAAGTACTCCCTTTAGGGGGTACTTAATTTAAGTCTACATCACGATACTTAACTTAAGCACATCACGCTACACCACAGGGGTGTACCTAAGTTTGGCATATGCCGTTAAACCAATGAAGACATACTGAAAAATTGTATGGAGTCTATACTGAAAACCGTACTGTCGCCTGAGCCATAGAGAGTAATTGTGTATGTGCCTGGAGCATGAGATGTGCTGCGATAGTGATGTGTTATACTATAGTGTATGGAATCCTGTTGTATAGGGTGTGTGTACGTAGGTGACGTATCAGAATCAATGGTCATATAGATACTCAAGGTGTGAAGTTGATTGGAATTAGAACTTACATCGATTGTCGCAATGGCCCAGATGCGCCCCGTAGTTGTTGTTGTAATTGTTGTTGAACCAATAAGTGTGGCACCAGTGCCTATATCTATATGTCCCGTAGAGCCTTGAAGTGCGCCTGTAAAGGAGGATGGAATGCCTTGTGGTCCTGTAGGTCCTGTAAGTCCTGTGGGTCCTGTGAGTCCTGTGGGTCCTGTGGGTCCTGTGTTCTGTGTATCGGATGTGAGTAGCGTATAGACGGGGCCTGTAGCCACTCCGCCGGTGCCGATATGCTGGTATTGGATGGGGCCTGTGGTCCCTGTGAGAGTGAGGCGCACACCGCCTTCCACGAGGCCCGTTGCGACAGGAATGGACGCACCAAGAGCGATATTCGGTGCAGCAAAACCGTACTGACTGTAGATGATGCCATTGTCATCGTTTCCGAGCGTCCCTGTGGGTCCGATGAAGACGGTGCCGGGTCCAATATGCATGGACTTCAGAAGATTATCGGCGTTTCCTAGAGAAAACGTGTTTGTTGTCGCAGGGATGAGGTCGCCGTTGAAGATGATGGACGTTCCTGTGGCGGAGAGAGTCGCATTGCCAATATGGATGGAGCCGGTGGAGACGTAAATATCTTGCCACCTCGTGCCCGTGGAGCCGAGGCTGTATACGTCATGTTCGGAGGGGATTAGGTCGCCTTTCAGAGTGAGGACGGGACCTGTGGGACCATCCTTATAGGTGAGGCCGGTGGAGCCTGTGGGATCTGTGCCACTTGGCGAGAATAGAATGGAGCCGGTGGGGCCTACGAATCGGGCTGCAGTAGCCGGTGTTGTTCCCACATAAGGCAATACACGGCGTGAGGCGGCGGCGCCGCACTGGGTTGTAAATGCCGCATTTCCAGAAGTAGACGCAGTCCATGTGATTCCATCGGACGAATACGCCATTTGATTTGTTCCATCACCTCCAGCGACCCATATTGTTCCATTCCATGCGAGCGCAATACAGCTTGATGACAAAATTCCATTCCCAGAACTGGAGGCTGTCCAAGTGATTCCATCAGATGAATACGCAAGCCGATTCGTTCCTGAGCCTCCTACGACCCATCTTGAGCCATTCCAAGCTACCGCCGTACAATAGCTGCTAAATAAATTGGTTCCAGAAGCAGAAGCAGTCCACGTGATTCCGTCAGAAGAATACCCTATTTTATTTGTTCCAAACCCTACAGCGACCCATTTTGTGCCGTTCCATGCGACTGCATAACATGCGCCGTTCCCTAAGAGAGTATTTCCAGAAGTAGACGCAGTCCATGTGATTCCATCGGATGAATAGGCAAGTTGATTTGTTCCCGAACCTCCAGCGACCCATAATGTGCCGTTCCAAGCGACCGCTATGCACTCGGATGTAAAAACCCCATTTCCAGAAGTGGACGCAGTCCATGTTATTCCATCGGATGAATAGGCCAACCTATTCGTTCCCGAACCTCCAGCGACCCATCTTGAGCCATTCCATGCAACCGCTTTACACGTCGTTGTAAACAGTCCATTTCCAGAAGTGGACGCAGCCCATATGATCCCATCAGATGAATAGGCGAGTTGATTTGTCCCATCACCCCCTGCTACCCATAGTGTTCCGTTCCAAGCAACTGCATTACATTTCGTAGAAAAGATGGAGTTTCCAGAAGTGGATCCAATCCAGTTGAGCCCATCATAAGAATACGCAACTTTATTTGCTGCCTGACCTCCTGCTACCATAAAATTATCACTTACTACTGATGGTCCCGCGGATCCTGTAGCACCAGTATCGCCTGTAGCACCTGTAGCGCCTGTTACTCCTTGGTCTCCTGTATCACCCGTTGCACCCTGTAGACCAGTATCGCCTGTAGCACCTGTAGCGCCTGTATCCGTTGCTGAGCCAGGCGGCCCCGTGTCGCCTGTAAAGCCAGTATAACCTGTCGCACCTGTTGCTCCCGTATCTGTTGCGGAACCAGGCGGACCCGTGTCGCCTGTAAAGCCAGTATAGCCTGTGAAGCCAGTATCACCTGTCGCACCTGTTGCTCCCGTATCCGTTGCTGAGCCAGGTGGCCCTGTATCGCCTGTAAAGCCAGTATCGCCTGTGGCGCCCGTTGCACCCGTAGCACTTACGGAGCCAGGCGGCCCCGTATCGCCTTGAGGACCCGTATCGCCTGTGGCGCCCGTATCACCCGTATCGCCTGTATCACCGGTTGCTCCCGTATCCGTTGCTGAGCCAGGTGCACCTGTGTCGCCTTGCGGTCCAGTATCACCTGTTGTACCTTGGTCACCCGTATCACCCGTATCGCCGGTCGCTCCTTGGTCGCCTGTGTCACCTGTAGCACCTGTAGCACCCGTATCGCCTGTTGCTCCTTGTAGTCCAGTATCGCCTGTATCACCAACCTCTCCAGTATCACCAGTCGCGCCCTGGAGTCCAGTATCGCCTGTTGCTCCTTGGAGTCCAGTATCACCCGTTGCGCCAACCTCTCCAGTATCTCCAGTCGCGCCCTGGAGTCCAGTATCTCCAGTCGCGCCCTGGAGTCCCGTATCGCCTGTTGCGCCTTGGAGGCCAGTATCGCCTGTTGCGCCTTGGAGGCCAGTATCTCCAGTCGCGCCTTGGAGTCCAGTATCACCCGTATCACCAACCTCTCCCGTATCACCAACCTCTCCCGTATCTCCAGTCGCGCCTTGGAGTCCAGTATCGCCTGTTGCTCCTTGGAGGCCAGTATCACCCGTTGCGCCAACCTCTCCAGTATCTCCAGTCGCTCCTTGGAGGCCAGTATCGCCCGTATCACCAACCTCTCCAGTATCTCCAGTCGCGCCTTGGAGTCCCGTATCACCTGTTGCGCCCTGAAGTCCCGTATCGCCTGTTGCGCCAACATCTCCAGTATCTCCAGTCGCGCCCTGGAGTCCAGTATCGCCTGTATCACCAACCTCTCCAGTATCGCCAGTAGCTCCTTGGAGGCCAGTATCACCCGTATCACCAACCTCTCCAGTATCTCCAGTCGCGCCCTGGAGTCCAGTATCTCCAGTCGCGCCCTGGAGTCCCGTATCACCTGTTGCACCCTGGAGTCCCGTATCGCCTGTTGCGCCAACCTCTCCAGTATCGCCAGTAGCTCCTTGGAGGCCAGTATCGCCTGTTGCGCCTTGGAGGCCAGTATCTCCAGTCGCGCCTTGGAGTCCAGTATCTCCAGTCGCGCCTTGGAGTCCCGTATCACCTGTTGCGCCCTGAAGTCCCGTATCGCCTGTTGCGCCAACATCTCCAGTATCTCCAGTCGCGCCCTGGAGTCCAGTATCGCCTGTATCA